AAGAGAGAGGGGCCGGATCAGGGCCACCACTCGACTCCGCAATCTGACCATATTCCTTAATTTGCCACCACCACTTGTCCCTGTCCAACGTTTCCCCAGGGTAAAACTCCACCTTAATTGTCCACTGTTGCATCCGCTTAACCTCCTAGACTGATTGTATGTTTCACGACGGACATCCCCACAGTGACCTCCTGCTCGCCATCGAACGAGTCGGAGAAGTGCCCTGTCAACGGTTGCCCGACATTTTTTTCCCGGAAGACATCCCAGATAGGGAAGTCCGCGAAAAGGCTATCGAGGCAGCCAAAGCCCTGTGTGCAGATTGTCCACTTCTCATGACCTGTAGGGACTACGCCATTGGCACCCGGCAAGAGTTCGGTATTTGGGGTGGCATGACTGCCGACGAACTCAAAGCCCATCACGAACATCCCTAGACGCAATCATCCAAAAACCCCACAACATCAACACCACACCCAACATTGACCCGCCGTTAGGTGACAGTGTGAGAACGCCGGACACTAGGGCAATAAAAGCGCCACCGAAAAACAGTATCCACGGCATCATGCGAACACCGCCACAGTAAACCCAACCACAATCCCCAAAGCGAGTGCGAAACAGATTGCTACGTTGAGCCGGATGGCTTGATTGTGTTCGTGCACCATGTCGGCTTTTGTCAACCACCCGTCTTCGAGTGTCAGTGCGACATGATCGGTGGCGGGTTTCGGTGCCGGTAGTCGGTCGCCAAGTTCCACCTGGTTGGCGATTAGTCGATTTTTAAAGTAACCCATTTTGGGACTTCCTCTCTCTAGGTGTCTACCAGGGTACACCCCTTTTTTGGGTTTGGGAACCATTGACCGGATTTTTCTACCCGGCGTGTATACTTGTACCCATGACGTTCAACATCGACGAGGGCCACGAGACCCTAGACACCATCGCCCAACGCCGTATATGGGTGCTGGAGCGCTCCGAACAGGTCACCGGTGAACTGATAAGGGCAGTGCATGACGAAGCCTCACGGGGCGTTACAGAGGTGGAGCTTGCCAAACGTGCAGGTGTGACCCGTCGGACGATCCGCAACTGGCTCGGAAAATAATCCACTCAAGCAAACTTTTTTGGGTAAAGGAAAACCCCCCACCGAATTAACGATGAGGGGTTTCCAACCGAGAGAGGAAGGCTATTTACCTACCGTCGGATATCTTACTGGCAACTTTCGCATTGAAGCAAGTCCATCGGGTCAATCGGTATGGCGATTCCGTCCACCTTCTCTATAGCGTCGAACGGGTCACTCATCCTCTGGCGCTCCGTCCTCGTCCTCGGGCACCTCGATAGCGAGTTTGAACACGTTGTCCGGGGTCAAGTTCGTGAGTGCCATAGTGCCAGCACCAACACCCAACACGGCAGCGATAACGTTAAGCACTAACTGTGCAAGGTCCGGGGTCAGGAACCCGACCGCGATCAACAGTGGAACCGCGGCCACCGCCACCTGGTACAACCAACGCCGACGTGCAGCGTTCCAAAAAGTCTTAGTAAATAGTTCAGTTTCCATCCGGCGTTCCTCCATGCCATTTGTCGTCATATGTTGCGAATCCAGCATACGCGCTAATTGCGCCCGTGATAATTGTCACGCCACCATAAACGAGTTCTCCGGTGAACCTGTCCTGAAATAACCCGAACCCTCCAGCCACAATCATGAGTGCGCCGAATATGACGGCTCCGAAGATGAGTTTCCGGCGAACCCTCCACCGATCCTTTGCATCCGGTGTCATGGTTGCAGGCTAATACTGAACACACCTACCAACGCACCCATGAGACCGAGTGCACCGAATATCCACCCCATTCGCATTTCAAGGCGGCGCAGGCGTTGTTCGTGATCGGACACTTGTGTTTCCGTGTCGGGCAGACTGTTGGCGATTTTGTCGAGCAGGCGACCTTGACGTTGCACTTCCTCAAAAATGTCTTTCATGGACACCCTCACTCCGCCGGTCCCAGTACTTTCGGTCATCGTCCTAGTCCCCTTCTGATGGCGTGGGCTCCACGGGCTACCCATGACCTGCTGAGCCCTTCGAGACCGGGTGACACTCTGCCGACCCTTGACGGCCTTTGCGGACGTGTGGGAGCTTCTGGACGACCTCTGAATGGGCCTTGCAGTAACGGTTGTGGGTCGATGGTGTCGCCCCATTTGCGGGAACGGCGAACCTCGAAATGAAGGTGTGGCCCGGTAGACCTGCCAGTGTTTCCCGACATGGCCACGATATCTCCGGCTTTCACCGGCTCACCCAAACGCTTGTGTGACGCCTCTTTCAAGTGATAGTAAACGGTGTGGAAGTTGCCTGCATGGCGGAGAATGAGGACGTGACCGCCTGAAGCGCCGTTACCCTTATGCGCCACTGTTCCATCGGCTCCGGCAATCAGCGGTGTGCCAATCGGCATGGCAACATCAATACCGTGATGGAATGACTGTTTCCCTGTAATCGGGTGCCTACGGGGCCCCCATGGGCTTCTAGCGTTCACCGTATAAGGTTCCGGCCACGGATTGTAAAACCTCACCGCTTACTCTCCGGGTGGTGTCGGGTATGGGTGGGCATCCTTAACCGCTTGAACAGCGTCCTTCCACTGTTGCTCGGTAGCGTCCCCACGTTGCCACTCAAAAAATAATGGGTCAGAATCTGTTACGTAGGCCTGCTGTCGGGCTTTTTCTACGGCTTTATATTCCCGGTCATATTGCACTTGGGGCCACGCAGTTTCGAGGGCCTTTTTAGTCGGCTTTGGGTCGGCGTTGTTTTCGTCCCAGAACAGTCCGGTGTAGTCGTCACCATTAAGCGACCAAATAGCATCCGGGTATAGTGCGCTAATCGTTGCGGGGATATCCATTAGACCGCCACCTCCTGGATAACAAGCGCAGAAACAGCGCGGCCTCTACCATTTTCGTCACTGTCGTCTTCTGTGCGATTAATATAAACCGTCCTCGTTGCGCCGATAATGTTAAAAGCGTGCACCGAATAAGTTTTTGAACCAGAACCGGGAGTATGAACAAAAGTCGCCGCGGGCATGTTCACGGAAAGGGTCGATGTCCCCACATTTGTCGGGCCACCCGCAGTAACCCGAACCCTAGAACCAGCACTGTCCGCAACCGATATGAAATTTGTTCCGTCATTTACGGCTAAACCAACACCTGGATAACCGTGGCTGTTTGCGGCCATTCCAAAAAACGCACTAATAATCAACTTGTTAGCCGGGTCCGACACTTCATGGGTAATCGACAAATCTGTTACCGCAACATTGCCACCCGCAGCAACACTCGCAGAAAAGGTGTTAGTCTTCAACGCAGACTTAACCGCAATAAGCCCACCCGTGTCCACCGACTCCCACGCCGTCGTGTACTTTTCTACAGCATCCGTATCCTGAAGGTAACTAATCATCCCCTCCGACGGGGAAGGAATCGCAGACGACCGCGCAGACGAATCAGCAAACACCATCACCGACTGATCCATCAAAAACGAATTAACATCCGCAGCAGTAAGAATCTCACCACTGGTAAAAACTTTACGACCCGCCACTATTTACTCCCTAGAAACCTAAGACCACGTCTTCATTATCAAGTGTACCGAACTGGGCGCTATCCAACACAAAATAAAGGAACGGCGCTTCCCGCAAATTAAACGTCACAAAATGCGACGACAGGCCCACATCGTGCGAAATACCAATCACCCGGTTCGCAATCTCAAACGCCGGCGGAATCCCATTCGGAGTGAAATCTAACCCGACCTGGTCGCCAATTTCCAACCCCAACACCTCAGCCTGTTGTGAAGGTGTGAGCGCTTGCATGTTCACCGTTACGGCTTGAACCCGCAACTCCGGTTGAGAAAACTTCTCAATAAGGAAATCTGCGATGGATTCTTGTTGCGCCAGGGTGCTCACTTGGGTGTCGATTTCTTCGGCCGTAATCCCGAAAAGCGTTTGCGAACCGATGTCTTCCGAAATCGCCGTCCCAGACGGCCCCGTAATAATCGCCTGATTAACTAAATCCTCCGCACCATACGCCACCTCAACATTCGAAAACGGTACCCCATTCCCCGAATCTGAGAACGTCACCGCCGACCCCGAAGCCTCCAACAAGCGCGACCGAAATGCCACATCCCCACTCTTAGACATAAACAGAAGCCCGAGCTCGGACTGTTCCACCACATCCAGCATGTACCCGAGCGCTTCACCCTCAAGCACACCAGCCGCTAGTGTGGCCTGACCAGTATCAATGTCTCGCTCATCGGCCGGCCAGTTCACCTCCAACTGGTCCAACACCCGCTCCAAACGCGCACCCGAACTCTCCACAACAGCAGACCCACCACCATTAATGTTCCGAGCAAACCGCGAAAACCCATCCGTCGCCTCCACAGAAGCCGAAGACGCACCACCCGGCGAATACGTGAAATCCCAATCATCCACAAACCCAGTGAAAATCCGTTCCGAATCTGCCGTTACACGAATCGGCAACCGAGGCCGCACCAAACTCGAAAACGCCGAACCACTCAACGGATCAAAAAAACGGTCCTCATTCCGCAACGAAACCGACAAAGACCCTGCAGACGTTTTCCCAATATCCCGATTCCGACCCCGAGACGTAGACACCGACACAAGCCCCTGCGGAACCTCCGTGTAATCAATCCCACCATCCAAAACCCCGGTGTCCAAAAGGCCGAACTCAGGGTCATCCAACTGGAACCCATTAAAAATCCCAACCTCAACAGTCACATCAGGCTTACTCATGCGCTCGCAAACACCCGCCCACTAGACCGCTCATAACGTTTAATAGCCGCCACAATCTCCTCACCGACCTGGGGTCCATTCGTCCCCATACCAGCATTCACCGTAATGTAAATACCGCCACCACCGCCACCACCAAGCCTGTGGTTAGGGACAATAGAACCATCCTGGCGGGGTACAAACATTTCAGCACCACGCTCACCAATAAGGTAGCTTTGTCCGGCTTGCACCGGGCCGCCCGTAGCCCTAGTCTGTGGTGCCGGGAGGCGAACATTCTGGTCAGTGACAGGGCCAGGGATAAGTTCCTCGGGAGCTCCGGCCCCAACAAATTTTTCCCACGCCCTACGCGCACGATCTAACGCCTCAGCCAAACCGGCGAACACAGCCCTCAAGCGATCCACCGGGCTAATCGCTTGCTCAATAATTGCAACCCAAGGCGGCACCTCAATGCCCATATCTTTGAGCGACTCGGTAATCTCATTTGAGAAGAATAAAATATTAGACAGCACGCTTGCCAAGTCACGCAAGAAAGGCAAAGCGGTTTCAATAGTGTCAGTCAAAAGGGGCGTTAAAGCAATCGCCAGATTGCCAAGCTGAGTAACTAAGTCTTCAACTACAGGCCAAGTCTCAGCAAACCAATCACCCATATTAGTGAGGAACGTTTGGAATTCCTCATTCTCGGCCAGCTTTGTAATAAACTCGCCAACACCCTCAGCGACACGTTCCACCACATCAAAAATGTTGGTAAACACTTCCTCAATACGAGGACCATTTTCCTCCATGAAAGTGCCAAAAGTTTCAAGATGAGGAATTAACCTCTCCAACAAATCCTCACCAATGACAAGCAAACTCTCCCGAGCCGTCCCCATCGCCTGAGCAAACTTCACACTCGCAGTATCAGCCGCAACATTAAACGCCTCATTAGTGATACCAGTAGCATCATTAACCACACCAAAAGTCTCAGCAAGCGTCCCCGAATCCGCATCCAAAATTTGGAACGCAGCAGACGCCGCCTCACTCGAACCCAAAAGCCGACCAAGCTCCTCACGGTTCCCACCCAGTTTGTCCTCAAGCATGTCCAACGCCGCCGGCAAACCCTGCTCAGCAATAGCAGTCCGCATATCCTCAGCAGACAAACCAACATTCTGCAACGCAGTCTTAGCCTGCTCAGTCGGAATAACAAAAGCCCTAAACAAAGACGACACCTGCGTCACCGACTGTGCCGCATCACCATTCGTCCTAGTCAACAGCGCAACCGCGCCACCCATATCCTCAAGACTCGCCCCAGCCTGTTGCGCGAACGGCAACACCCGACCAATAGCCGACGCAAACTGAGAAGTCTCAAAGTTACCGGCACGAGCAGTAGCAACAATCACATCCGTCGCTTTAGCCGCATCAATAGTCTCAGCACCATAAGCATTCATAGCACCGGCAACAGATCGCGCAATATCCTGCGTCTCACCCAAACCAGCAGTAGACGCCTTCAAAGACAGCTCTAACGCCTCAACAGCATCAGCCCCACGCAAACCCGCCGACGTAATAACAAACAGCGCATCCGCCGCCTCCTGAGCCGACCGACCAGTCTCAGGACCTAACCGCCTAGCAGCACCCGCAAGCTCATCAAGAGCCTCCCCACCAACACCTACCAAACCCTCAATCTTCGCAATCGAAGTCTCGAACTGTGCCGCCTCACGCACACCCGCCACAGCCACAGCAGTAACAGCACCCGCCGCAATCTTCCCAATGTCGGCAGCGAAGTTACCAAAACTACGCAAAGCATCTTTCGCCCTACGCAAACCCCGGTTATCAAAAGAGGAAACAATCGGCAGACTAATAGCCATCAGACAGACACCTTTCCGCGTGCAATTTTCCTACTCACCTGGCGGCTGTATTTACCCACAACCCGACCAGCAATACGCAACATCTCTTGACGGCGGTCATAAAACTGTTGAATAACCCAACGCCCCTTGCCATTGTTGGGGAACTTAGAAGTAATACCCGCGATCATGTTTTGGCCACGTGGCGTAGCCGACTGCCTCGCCGTCTCTAAAATGCTAAACGCTGAGAAGGGTCGCTTATCAGTGAAACGAATACGCACAATTGATTGTGTGCCACGGCGACCACTACGCCTAGTACCAACATCAATTTTGGTAGAAGGCAACTTCCACACATAAGGCGACCTCTGATCGGCACTCTTCATCGTGCGAGCCTTGCGCGGCGACCGAGACATTCCCGACAAAGGCGAACCACCCCGAGGGATATTGCCCTGCAAATCTTTCGCAATCGGCTTTATCGCCGTCCGAAAATCCCGACGCATCTGATTGTATAAATCTTTATCAGTCTTACGCAGGTGATAGAGCGCACGGTCAATGTCCAAGTCGCGAATATCAAACGACAAAATTTCTG